GCAACCCTGGGACGATCGCCCCAGTTCATCCCTGGTAATAAGGATGCTGTAGAGTCTAAACTAAGACTCGAACGACGAAGAAACATCTTTGATCGTCTCAAGCAAGAGGGGCAACTCGCCGCTCTTGGGAAATCATCAATCCTAACTGGATTGGTGAATGGGGTAGTGGAACCACTCCCTGAATACACAAACCAAAAATTGGTTTTCCGAGAAAGCGCAATGGCGCGATCTCAAACTTTCGAAGTTAACGAAAGAATTAAAGCCCTTAAAACTGAGGACTACAAAAGATTGCAATCCGCTTTCCAAGACTTCATGTCTGAAGTCTGTCTGTGCATTGAGGACCTCAATGACAGAAAAACCCTAGAAAACTTCTGGGAATTAAAGAGATGGTGTTACCGCCATGGCTCTACTGTACTTGGAATCGACCAAGTGTGCTCGTATTTGAAATATCTTACGAAAATGCCCCAATCGTTGTTTTTGGGATGTCTACCAGAACCGGTAGAAACCTATTTTCCAAAATTTGGAAAATATCGACACCCGTATATTACGGGTGGATTTACTTTTGTAGAAGAATCTAGCGGCAACTCACGTACCGCAGAAGAATACGAAGTATTAGCCCAGCTGGCCGCTGGAACAAGAGCGGGACCTTACCCCTCTATTGAAGAAACTCGAACGAGTCTCTCTAAAACTGTTGACATAATTGTCACCAGAAGAATCTTACCCCCTGAGGTAGTTGAAGACCATAGAATGGCACTTAAATCATTCCGATACTTAATCGGAGATGTAAAGGATACGCATACGCATATATCCTTGTCTTCGTCGGGTGCGAAGGAAATATCCCATGAGAATGGGGGACGTGGAGGCTATCTCGCCTCTCTAGCAAAGGAATTTTGCTCTATGAGTATACTTCCTATCTTAGATCAAGTCATTGGTCTAAAAGACGCCTATGGAAAGACGGTGTTCGACCCACTAGTTTGTGAGTCTGTACGGATCAACCAGATCTATACGACGGTAGGACAGTGTGCCTATCTTTCTATTCAAGACTATGCCGTTAACAAAGCATTAGAGGTCACTCCAGACCATATTCCTCAGCACTTGGCCGAGGTGATACTACTTGTATCTTCAGGTGAACTTCTCGCCTATGGGACGTACGAAAATATCGTATACCTAATTAATGGGAAATACCCATTATTTGAGTCAACAACTCAATTTAATCCGACAGTCGACCGACTGCCGTTAACTATGTCAGTTTCGTTAGAAGCTGCTAGAAAATCCAGATTGGTTTCTGGGGCTGTCTCCGCATACACGGAGATAGGACAACCCTTCAATAATATACTGAGGGCACATTTTTCGCAAGATGAGTCTATGCGAATTGGCTTCGAAGAAGCTGACAAACTTTGGGAAACTCTCAAAGAATACGGAAGAAGATATAAATCCGGTACATTAGAAGGAGATTTCTTTCTAAGCGTAGATCTCAAAGAGGCTACGTATACAATCTCGCACCAAATTCTGGATGCGAATATCGAGTTTATCGATAGTTTAATGGGATCAGTACCCAGTTGGAAAGTATTTAGAAAACTATTCCTCATCCATGTCAGAGAAAT